AGGACGCGGAGGCACAACTTGCCTACTTCGCCCTCGTAAACTATTACATTCGCCCTAGTGAATTTGTGAATATGGATGTGGAAGAAAAAGCCTTTTTCGCTGCAGTCATGCACGAAGAGGCGAAACAACGTAAAAGAATGAAGAAGTGAGGTGATTCTATTGGCAAATATACAAACAACCATGTCTTTGACCGATAGAGTCACAGGCACTTTAAATAAAATCTATGCGACTATGGAGCGTGTCAAAAACGCAGGTTATGGCATAGATAAAGCCATGAAGGCTCAAGAATCCGCTATGAAAAAAGCTGGTGATTCTGGCCAATATTTTGTTAATAAAGCTGGGCGAGTCATTGATATCAATGGTAGATTCATAAGTAGCGCAACGCTAGCAGCTGCAGGGCTCAAAAAAGAAGAACTAGCTCTAAGAGATTTAGGGAATGCATCGAATAATGCTTCTAACAAACTAAGTAGGTTAGTATCTTTGAAAGGCTTGTTAAAGACTGCTTTAGCTGGTATTGCGGTTGGTGCAATTACCAAGCAAGCTATAGGCATGTCAGACGAGTATGCCAATATGCACGCCCGTTTAGATATGATACGTGATGGTATGCAGACGACAGAGGAACTGCAAAAGTCTATTTATACATCCGCACAACGTACAGGTTCAGTCTATACAACCATGGCTAACGGTGTCGCTAAGATGCGGATGCAGGCTGGCGATGTTTTCCAAAATAACGGTGAGACAATTGCCTTTTTGGAAACTATGAACAAATCCTTTGTTGTTGGTGGTGCAAGTATTGAAGAACAAAAAAGCGCCATGCTTCAGCTTACTCAGGCTATGGCTAGTGGTAAGTTGCAGGGTGATGAGTTGCGTTCTCTAGCTGAGACTTCACCAGCCTTAATCCAAGCCATTGCAAACAAGTTAGGCGTTAGCCGTGGCGAGGTTAAGAAACTTGGAGCTGACGGGAAGATTACGGCTGACATTGTCAAAACTGCCATGCTGGATGCAAGCGAAGCGATTGATCAACAATTCCGCAACATGCCAATGACATGGGGCAGGGCATGGCAGAACTTCCTGAACTTTGTGACCAAGGCGCTTGAGCCAATATCGATTAAGATAAATCAGATAGTGAACTCGTCAGCTTTCCAACAATTTGCCCAGATTGTAGCCACGGTGCTTCAATATGTCGTTCAAGCGGTTATCTTTGCTATGGATATGATTGGGGCTGTTTGGAGTATGTTAGCTCCGATTGCTCAATTTGTGGCTGATAACTGGTCTGTGATTCAACCGATTATTATTGCTGTGGCATTCGCTATTGGTACTTATATAGTCGCAATGAACGCAGCAGAAATCGCCACTAAACTATTTAGTATTGCTACCAACGCGGCTAAAACAGCAATGGCTGGTTTTAATGCAGTGATGGCAATGAACCCAATCATGTTGATTGTCATGGCGGTCATTATCCTTATCGGTCTCTTCTATGCCTTGGTCGCATGGTTTAACAATCTTACTGGTGCAGCTTTATCAGCTACAGGAATTATCATAGGGGCTATATTTTACCTAGGAATGACCATTTGGAATATACTTCTTAGCATTGCCAATGCAGCTATCTGGGTGATTAATATGATGCTACAAGGTGTCTTTTGGTATGTTAATACCGCAATAGCATTCTGGATGTTTCTCTATCAGGCTATCTTAACTATTTTGATAGGTATTTTAGACTTCATTGACTGGTTTGTTACTGGTGCAGTTAACTTATGGAACGAGATGTCTTTCCAAGTTCAAAGCGCTTGGTATGATATAGCTCAAGGTGGCCGTGATATGGCTGTTGCTATTGCAGGATTTGTAGATAGCATGGTAAATAGTGTTATTAGTTCGGTTGAAGGAATGATTAACTCTGTTCTTAGCGGATTTAATAGCATGATTGGTTTCTTGAACGGCCTTGGCTTGAATATCAGTGCAGTTGGTTCGGTTTCGCTTGGTAGAACTAATTTTGCAGGAGATGTAGCTGGTGCGATTGATAGCATGCAGAAACCAGTTAAAAAGACCTTTGAAGGTCTGCACTTGGCAGATGGTCTCAAACAACACAAAGCTAGTTTAGAAACTCCGCACCTTGACACTCCACAACTGGGGTATCTTGAACTTGGAGACCGAATGGGAGCCTTTAATAAAGGGTATGAAATCGGTCAAGGTATCGATAAGGCTGTCGGTGGTTTCTTCAAAGGAGCTGGAGATGCCAACGGTGCAGGAAATAATTTCTTGGGCGACCAAGGAAAAACACCTTACGAACTCAGCCCAGCAAGCTCAGCCCCTGGACAAGGAGACGGAGGAAAAGGCGGTGGCGGTGGGCACAACCCTACTGGTGGTAAATTAGACAAAGTCGGCAAGATTGAAGATGAAATCAAGCTGGACGATGAATACATCAAGTTAATTAAGGATGTCGCGACCATGAAGTGGCAACAGAATTTTATTACCTTGAAACCAGAGATTGTCACCAATATTGACTCCATTAACAACGCTGGCCAGTATGCTAACGTATTGGATGATTTGAATGCAACGATTGTGGACGCTTTGAATAACGGCGCTGACGGCCTTATGGCTTACTAGGAAGGAGGTAGCAGATGTTTATATTTATTGAAGGCATTAAATTGCCAGTGAATCCAGAAGAAATCAAACTGGAGGACAAGCAAGGAATTGAGACGGTCGCTATCATCGATACTGGTAACGTTCCGATTGTCGGAAATCCAGAGCTTCAATCGATTGAGTTCGAATCCTTTATTCCTAGTGGAAGATACGATGGAAACTACCAACGGAATAGCCGTGTTTCTCCAGAATCCTTTGTATCATCTATTCGTAAATTTAAGACGGAAGGCACTCCTATTCAATTAATGATTGGGGGTGCTTTTGGTTCTGCTATTAACGGGAAATTTCTAGTGGAACAGTTCGATGTCTCTACCAAGACGGGATATGAAAATGACCTGATTTATAAGATTAAGTTCTTACAATATCGGTCTCACAAGCCACGTAAGGTTACTATCAAAGACAAAAAAGCACTCGAGGCTACTAAAAAGAAACCGCAGGCGAAAGCTACTGAAGAACGTAGCGCCACAACAGAGAAACCTGCTCAAAAAAGCCATACAGTTGTGAGCGGTGATACCCTGTGGGGAATTGCTCAAACTTTTTATGGAGATGGCAGCCGATATACTGAAATTTACGAAGCCAACAAAGACAAAATCAAAGACCCTCATTGGATTTATCCTGGACAGGAGTTTGTGATACCATGATGCAATTATTCTATCAGAACAATAAAACTGGAGATACATGGGATTTAGCGACTGTGTCTGAAAAGGTCGAATTCAAGACAACTAGAAAAGGATCGGCTTGGAGCGTGGAGATTACCTTGTACAACTCTACAAAAGTAGCCTTTGAATATGGTTCTCCGCTTGCTTTCAAGTTGGATGATAAAGAGGTGTTCTTTGGTTATTTGACTAAGGTTAAGTACGAAAAAGATACCAAAACAACCTTAACTTTCCATGACCAGATAAAGTATTTGCTACGCAATATCAACTTCGTTGCCAGGGATAAAAACGTCAATCAAATCGTCTCGGCAATCGCAGGAGATTTTGATTTGAAGATTGGGGAACTAAAAGCCCCAGCCGTGACTTTATCCCCTCAGTTGAAGGAAGATAAGAAGGCTCTGGATATTATCCAAGAAGCCATGGACGAGACCTTGGTACAAAGTGGAGAGTTGCTGGTTTTGTATGACAAGTTCGGAGAGTTGACGCTAACGACTCCGAAAAACTTACCAATCCAGTACATTATCGGAAATGAATCCTTTATGTCTAGTTTTGAGTTTGAAGGTTCGATTGAGGATAGTGCTAATATTGTCCGCTTAATCCAAGAGAACAAAGAAACCAAAAAGAGAGAGGTCTACATCTATCAGGATAGCTACAATATCGGAGCTTGGGGAAAACTCCAGTACATGCAAAAAGTGGATGAGAAAGCAACTGAGGGGCAAATCAAGCAATGGGGCGAAATGCTCTTGAAGATGAAAAACCGTCCCAAAGAAACTTTCAGTCTAAAAGCTGATATTGGAAGTATTGACTTTTTAGCAGGTCATGCAGTCTATGTGGATGTTAAGGATATTGAGAAGAAGGGATGGTATGTCATTGAAGAGGCAACTCATTCTTTCAGTGCAGAGAAGCATACGATGGAAATTAAATTATTCATGGCAGGAAGTGAGTAGATGGAAGTAATAGAAAATCTAAAGAAATTGATTAGTAATTTCATTGAAAATCGCCAGTTTGCCAAGATAACAACTGGTGTAGTTTTATCGGTTTCTCCACTAAAAATCCAATTGACCAATGAGTTGATTTTAGATGATTCTATGCTTGCTGTCACATGGACCGATGAAGCATTGGATCCTGAATACGTTGGGCAAACCCTTCATCTCATCAGACAAGATGGTGGAGGGTTTTATTATGTCTTGTACAAGAAGATATTCCACTACAAGCGCAAAGTGAAAGGAGGTTCTGATGAATGAGTACTCCTAAAACAAACTTTTTAAACATCGCTAAAAATGTTGTCGAAGCTAAGAAACAGCCTAGCTTAACACTAGATGAGACCAATATCTTGCTAGAAACAGATGGTATTCATGCTCTGAAGCAATCAATCAGACGCATGCTGACGACCGAACGGTTTATCTATACAATTTACGACCATCGTT